GAAGTAGAGAACTTGCTATGATAATGACCCTAGACAATATGGCACATCGTTATGGCAAGTTACCAAGTGAAATCTTGGCTAGTGCCTCTACTCTAGACATTTGGGTTATGGATGCTGCCTACAGTTACAGAGATTATCAGCAACGCAAGGCAGAAGGTAAAGTTGCCGTAGATTACACAACTACCGAGTTACAAGAAATTCTAGCAAAGGCAAAAAAATAATAATATGTTTAAAGTAAGATTACAAGCTGGACAAAAGAATATTGGACTAGCCTTTGCTAGAGTTCAAAATGAACTAGACAAAATACCTGGTAAAGCCTATCGTTTCTTTAAAGAGGAAGCGCCTACACCTATTAAGAGTGGTAATGCTCGCAGAAATACTATATTAAAAGATAATGAGATACAGGCAAATTATCCATATGCTAAACGATTAGATGAAGGCTATTCTAAGCAAGCACCAGACGGTATGAGTAAGCCTACTATTGAAGAAATTAGACACATGGTAGATAGAGTAATGAGAGGCGGTAGAGCATAATGGCAACAACAACAGATGTCTATAAGTTAGTAGTAGAAACAGACGAAGCCTTATCTAAGATTAATAACTTAGCTAAAGGGGTAGCAGCAGCATTCACTGGTATGTTTGCCGTTGTTGCTGCTTTTGGTGACGAGATTAGTGATACTGCAGCAGCATTCAACGCTACAACAGCAGAAGTCATTGCCCTAAGTGGAGCTCTGGCAGCAGTTGGTGGTAAAGGTGATAATGCCGTTAAGATATTCAAGGGTATTAATGACAGCATTGCTGAACTCAATGATGGTAATCTAAAAACCCTCAAAAACTTTCAAGACTTAGGCTTTTCTATTAGTCAATTAGGCAGCATGAGTGAAGCTGCTATTCGTGAAACCGTTATCAAGAACTTAGCAGAGATGGAGAATGCTACTGAGCGTAATGCTCTGGCGTTCAAAATGTTTGGTAAAGCAGCTATTGGTGTTGATTTCGGTAAGTTAGCACAAGAGATTAAAGATAATAGTGCCGAAGCAGAGAAGTATGCTCAAGCTATTGAAGACGCTGGTAATGCTTATGATAGTATGGCCAAGATGCTCAAACAAATCAAGATGGCATTTGCTGATGCTTTTAATCCTGTATTCAAAATATTGGCAGACACAAAAGTAAGCACCGATGCTATTGCTACTGGCTTCAAAGTTATTGCTATTGCGGTAACTGCTGTTCTAGTGCCATTAGGACTAATGAGAACTGCTATCACCGTTGCTACAGCAGCACAAGCAGCATTCAATACAGTTGCAGCAATGAATCCATGGATTCGCGCTGGTTTAATAGTAGCTAGTGCTATTACTGCGGCTGGCGTTGCTCTTGGTCTAATGAAGGACGATCAATCAGCAGTAAATGATGAAACTAAGAAACAAGGCGACGCTACTGCTAATAATGCGGTTAAGACAGCAGAACTAAACAATAAGTTAAAGCAACAGCGTGAAGAGATTATGAAGATTGTCACAGAGTATAAGAATGCCACTTATGCTCTAAGAGAACAATATAATCTAGCATCTCAAGCACTGATGATGAATAAAACACAAGCGGCAATAACTGCTTCTAATTTGGCTATTGAAGCTAAACTTCGGGCAGATATTAATGCTAAGAAATTAGAATTCAATAGTAAAGATTTAGATTATCAAGCACAGAATATGCAAACTTATTTAAAGAGTATTCAGGCTATTACCCAGGAAGCAGAAGAACAAAAGAAAATAACTGCTGAAAAGATTAGACAAGATGAATTCAATAAAGATATTGAAGGCTCATTAATCGCTCAGGGAAATGCTTCTGCTGATATGCTCAAAGAATTAATCTCTATTAGAGGTCAATATGCTGCTTCAATGACTGATGCTACTACTAAGTTACAAATTGATCAAGCAACTGCTCAAGAAATGGCAGAAATTAGCAATCTACAAAAAGCAATAAACGACTCCAGTAAGCTTAATACTATGGAAAAGGCCACTGCTCTTAATCTATTAGGAACAGAGCGTAAAACACAAGAAGAAATTGCTCAATTGAGTGCTCTTACAAATAAACTTGGTGAAGATGCTAATCAACTATTAGATACTCAAGCAGAAAAGATGCGAGTTTTACATAGAGAAGCATCATTAATCAATGAGGACTCTCGCACTTTTGGCGCTGGATGGACTCAAGCATTTAACTCATACGCCGAGAATGCCACTAATGCTTCTAAGATTGCTGGTAACGCTTTCAATAGTGTCACTCGTGGTATGGAAAGCGCTATTGATAAGTTCGTTGAGACTGGTAAGTTCTCAATGGGTGACTTTGCTTCATCAGTAATCAAAGACCTTATTAAGATTGAGATGAAAGCCCAAGCAATGCAGTTGTGGAAGATGATGGGTGGCGGTGGTGGCGGTGGCATCGGCAGTATGCTTGGTGGTCTACTAGGATTCGCTGAAGGTGGCACACCACCAGTTGGCCGTCCATCTATTGTTGGTGAGAATGGTCCAGAGTTGTTCGTGCCTAAGTCAAGTGGCACTATCATCCCTAACAATCAACTAAGTGGTGGTGGCGCTGCCGGAGCTGCTGCTGGACAACAAGTAACTAACAACACCTACATCACTAATCAAGTATCAGCACTAGATGCTAAGGGTGTAGCACAACTACTACAAGAAAATAAGCGTATGCTATTCGGCATCGTAGAAAGCGCTCGTCGTGAGATGCCAGTATAAGGATAACAAATGAGCTTACAAGCAATAATTAATAAGAGTAATGAAATTCAAATCAATCGTCGTCGTGTGATTGGTGTTCAAGTAACTCGTAACGAAATCACTAAAACTGCTGAAACACCTACCTTAAACACATGGAAGTTCTCTGTGAATAGCAGCAACGGTCTACCGTATGATGTAGCCAGACCTGTTATTGAGACACTTGACTATCAAGACCGTAGAATGGCAGAAACAATCTCATTTGGCAATCATCCTAATATGAGATGGATGTTTCGCTATCAGGGAGCAATGACTGATGTTGATATTGCGGCAATTACTGTATCATCATTCATTGGCAATCAACTAATCTTAGAAAACTTGCCAGCAGTTGATGCCTCTACGGTTCTATTTGAGCCTAATGATATCATTCAAATTCAGGGTTATCCATATCCATTCACAAGCGTTAATAGAGTAGTTCGTGGCGGCACCGCCTCAGTTACATTAACAACTCATCGTCCTAATATTATTGGTGATGGAGTTATTGGTCGCACTATTGTTGTTGGCACTGATGTTAACTTCCGTGTCATCTGTGTGAATATGCCAACATACAAGTTAGTGCCAGGAGCAATGTTAAGGGGCTCGGATGGCACACTACTAAATAATGCTAGGTTAGAATTCACAAGTGCTTTTGAGCTTGTAGAATACACAGACCTCATCTAATAAATTAAAGAACCCAATCAATGAGCCTAATCCCAGAAACAGTAGAACAGCATATTAAAACTGCTGAATTCGTAGAGTGGACAAAATACATCTACAATAGTAAAACAGGCCTGTATACGCCTGTTGTTTATTACTTCTCATCAACATACAAAGATGAAACAGTTACTATTGATGGTCAATCAGTAACATTTGAACACATGGGTGGACTGTTACAGATTGGTGTTCAACAGCGTGATATTAAAACATCTGCTTTTGATACTTCAATCATGCTAATGGGTATTGACCCAGAAGAAATCTACAAAGTCGTAAGTCGTGAGACAAAGGGTAGTCGTATTCGTATTTGGCGTGGCTTCTATGATGAACACTATGTCTTAACTGGTGACTTGTATCTACGCTTTACTGGCATTGTTACCAGTTACAATACTAACGAAGACTATCAAATCTTAAATAACACAACTAACCTAGTTCTAAATTGTAGTTCTACTCGTTATGTGTTAGAGAATACCTACAGCGGTAGAAAGACCAATCAACAAAGTTGGCAACAATACGATAAGACAGATATGGGCATGAATAATGTAGTTACCTTAGCTGGTCAGACATTTGACTTCGGTAAGGAGAAGAAATAATGGGATTTTTTGATTTTGTATCCGATATTGTTGATACAGTTGTAGGAACAGTTAAGGCCATTATCAAGAACCCAGTTACTGCTATTGCCGCTGTTGCTCTTGCTGTTTATGCTCCTGGTTTAGGTCTAAGGCTATTAGGTAGCATGGTGCTTAGTAGTTTACTTGCTCCTAAACCACCAGGTGGAGGTGGTAGTGATGGTAGTCAAACCCCTCAACAAGGCACACCTCAAACATTATCTCCAAACACAAACAATAAACTACCGGCAGTGTATGGCAAAGCATTCATCTCACCTATTATCGTAGATGCTAAGATTTCTACTGATAACCAAACAATGTGGTATGTGCTTGCTCTTTGCGAGGCACCAGATATAGGTGAATCGACATTTTCTATAGGCGACATCTACTATGATGAGAAGAAAGTTACTTATACAAGCGGCACAGGCGCTGTTACTAAACTAACTAATGCCGCTGGTCAAGAAGACACTAAGATTACTGATAACATGTGGATGTATTTCTACAATAGCAGTTCAACTGGCATCAACGGAACTACTGGTACAGCCTATGATGTTATGACCAATGGCGATATTGCTACTGATGCTCGTTGGTCTGTTAATGGTCAAAAGATGACTAAGACAATCTTTATGATTGTTAAGTTAAAATATTCTACTGACGATAGCGTTACTGGTTTAGGCAACTTTGTAGTAGAAATTAATAACAATCAAAACGGTATTACTAACGGTTACAAGCCAGGTAGTGCTATGTTGGACTACTTAACTAATGACCGTTATGGTGCTAACTTATCACTTGATGAAGTAGATACTCAATCATTCTATGATTTAGACACTTATAGCGATGAAGTTATCACATACACCGATCAGAGTGGCACTGGAGCAACTCAACCACGTTACAGATTAAATGGTGTTGTGGATACCTCTCAAAGTATTCTTAGTAACTTACAAAGCATGGCAGAATCATGTGATAGTTACATTTCATTCAATGAAACTACAGGCAAATGGAGCGTTGTGGTCAACAAGAGTTTCTTACAAGCTCCTAATGCCCTTTCTCTAATTGATGACTTATTCTTATTAAGTGATAATAACATAATTGGTGGTGTTAACATTACTCCGCTTGACTTGAATTCTACTCCTAACATGGCTGAATCCACTTTCTATAACTATAAGTCACGTGGAAAGCAAGATTTTGCTTATGCTAAGACACCTAAGAGATTAAAGGCTTTCTATGAGCCAGATAACAAGATACAAGCAAAATACAACTTTGTTAATGACAGTGTTCGTGCTCAATATCTAACTAACCGTAAATTGGAGCAATGTCGTGCTGATTATATTGTGGATCTTACTTGCGATTATAGTGCGATTCACCTAGATGCTGGTGATGTTATTAGATTAACTTATGAGCCACATGGCGGCGCTATTCCTGCTGGTATTAGTAGTATTGTTGGTGATGGCACCACAGTGACGGTGACATACAATAGCACTGATACTAACCCATATCATGTAGGACAAACTGTTGTTATTGAAGGTGTAATCCCAGCATCTTATACTCATGATGGTGTTCAATCTTCATATAATGGCGCTCATATTGTTACTAGTGTAGGTTTGAATACCTTTACATTTACAAGCGAATTATTAGATACACCTACAAATTTATCTAAAGCACAAGTAGTAAGCGGATTATCTTGGACTAACAAACCATTCCGTGTTTTACAAATTCAAGAGATTAGACAAGATGACGGAGCATTATTGTGTAAACTACAGTTAAGCGAATACAGTGAACAAGTGTATGATAACTGGACTATCGATGACTATGCTGTTCCATTAAATAACTATATTGTCGATACTTCTGTTTTAGGCAAACCAGATGCTCCTACTATCGTTCAAGCAACCCTACAATCAAGTGGCAACCCACCTACATTTCAGGTAGAAGGCAAAACTCCGTCGGTCGGTATTACTGTAGCACTTGAATTCTGGTATTCTAAAACAGAAGCGATCGGCGACGCAAATACTTATATTTTGTATGATGTTCAATACAACAGTAGCAAGCCACAATATACAACTAATCAAACTGAACTGGTAACTGTTACTGGATTAGAAGAAGGAACATATTTCTGGCGTGTTCGTGCGGTTGGTAGTGATCGCAAATCAGAGTTTAGTGATAGTGTTAGTATTGATTGGAAACCGGTAGTTGTAAGTAATGTTGGTGCTGCCAGTGGCGCATTAGATAAACCGGCTATGAATGTTGTGCCATTTACTAATGGTCAAATGTCATGGCCAGATGCTACTCGTGGCATTATGCCTGCAGGCGGCACTACTATTATTGCGTCGGCTGATCCAGGTAGCGTTCGCGTTACTTTTTCTTCAAGTGTATGGGCAAACGCAAACGTGGATATGAATTGTATTGAGGTATGGAAGTCAACTTCTAGTGAAGTATTCAGTAAGAAAGTATTTTGTATTCGTCATACTTATTTTCTAAATGTATCGACTGTTCCACATAGTAGATTATCTGCTGTTGGTCTTGCTCTTGACTTATTCAGTGATGATGGCGGTGATACATGGGTAACTTATTCATCGTCTTCTACTAGTGGCCCTATTGCTGCTATCTTGCCGCTTGCTGATTACAGATTTGTTGCTCAGGACCTATGGCCAGCTAACATCTATGGTCCATATCAAGCAAGAACTAGTAATACTAATCTGTTTGCTAACTATGGTAGTCGTCCATTTGCTGCTGCTGCTGCTTTATCATATACTGGTATCATAACAGAAGTTTATCAAGTATCTGCCGGAAACTATTCTAGTAGAGATGTTAATACAAACATCAATGATGCTATCTATGGTCCAAGAACATCAGGCACACACATAGATCGTTATTTACCAAACTCAAATAATTTAGCATCAGTTAAGATTATTGTTACTGATAACGGCGGTATCTACGCTAAAAATGGTTCAAATATTCTAGATGATACTGGATATTACAAAGAAAAATCAAATACTCTTAACAATCTGTATTCTGTTTATTCCAACTATGAGGACGCTAATGATAACTTCACTGCTATTGCTGTTGGTGGGTTTGGCACTGTATTAAAGAGTAGTAGAAACATGAATGTTTCCATTGGAACAGCAATGGTCAACAACCCAATCACATGGAGTGGCAAAGATATATTTGATTTAGAAGGTAACAAATTTTTAATTCATCTGTATGGTGTTGCTAGTGATGATGCGGTGGAATTATCTACTAACAAGTGGGTGGCTGTAGGAGAGCGTGGCGCAATTATCAGCAGTTTAGACAATGGTGAAACATGGACTGTTAGAGAGGCACTTAATACCGACGGCAGTAAAATAACAGTAACTCTAAGAGGTATTCGTCACGGCAACGGTCGTTGGGTCGCAGCTGGAGAGAACGGCGTTATTCTTACTTCTGATGATACGATCACATGGACTCGCATTAATAAAGATTACTTAGTAACTAATGGATGGGACACTAGACATTTTTATACTGTTGAGCATGACATTCTTACTAATAAATTTGTTGTAGGCGGTGAAAACATAATTTTAAATAGTTCATCGACTACTACACCTGATTTTGTGAAACGATATGTGGGCTCACCAGATGAAACATACGACATGGAACGATTATGGTATCGTGGTAGTCATGCTAATGCTAGAACAACTGGCACAGCAGTAGCCAATACATCTCAATTACTTAATGGTCAAACAGTCAGTTCAACAATCATTGATACTGATTATAAGAAGGGTGATGAATTAGGTTACTACTTAGTTGTTGGTAACATTAAAGGTGGAGCAACACCGCCATTAGTTCAGGCAGGCGGATCGGTAATCACCGCCACAGAATATAAGAAATAATTGAGCACCCGCTCAATCCCTAGACATTCCAGTTTAGATAAATATTAGAAAGAAGGACAATTTATGTCATTACGATTAAGTGATTTTGGTAAATGGTTACAGGGTGGAGACAAGATTGACTTCTTGGAAACCCGTATTGGCGAGCAATATGTAATCCCGTTTACAATCAAAGACAACCAAACACCACCTGTTGCCGTCAACATCACAGGCTGGACATTCGATGTAACAAGTGAGATTATGACTGCTAACTTTACCTATGATGGTGCTGGCGAGCTTTCATCAATTAGTGATATTACCAAGCAAATATCACCACGGACAGTTAGTGGCTTACAAGTAGTAAATATTGTAGAGGCAAGTGGCAGCGGTATTCTTAAAGTGCCTGCTAGCGCTACTCCTACACCATCTACTCTTGTTACCCCAGATGCTAACAATACCCTACTTAATGTAATCACAATCACAGCAACTTACCCATCATCAGTAACAGGTTTCGACAATGTCCGCAAACTAATGATGGGTCTAATCGTAAGATATGGAAACAAATAAATGAGCACATTTAACCTAGACATGACTACTGATCAGATAGTAGCAGAATTTTACATTGAGGGAACTACCGGTGGCG